TTGAAATTTTGTGGCTTCGGTTGCTGGGGTTTCGCTAAAATGACGTAACTTTGCTATTTGTAAGCGTTCATTTTCGCTTTAACTTTGCAACGTGTTCCGTTTACGCTTGCAAAGATACACAATATTTGGTGTTTGTCAATAGGTGACACCAAATATTTTGCAGGAATGGCGCGTTAAAAAATGTTACATAATTAAAGATGAATAATTTAGACATTAAGAAAATTCGCACAATGTTGGGTTTTACGCAAAAGCAACTTGCGGAAACGGTCGGCGTGTCGGTAAATACAATTCAAAATTGGGAGTCGGGTGGCAAAATCACGAAGTCAAAACACCCAATATTGCAATCGCTGATAGCAAAGCCCCATATTGTTTACGGCGGGCAACACGTTCAAAACGGCGACGCAATCAACGGCGACAAGATTGTTCAGGAAGTTGCCGACGTGAAAGAATGCGTTGATGAAGTTGTCCAAGAAGAAGTCAACATCAAAAAGGTTGTTGCGTGTGAAGCCGACCGCCTTTTGTCGCTGCTTGAAGCAAAGCAAAGGTCGGTTGATAACCTTATCGAGCAACAAGCCCGATTCCTGACTATTATTGAAAACCTATCAAAACCCAAATAACGATGATTGAAATTGAAGTCAATAAATTTTATGGCGTTCCGTCTTATTATTCGGTGATGCCTGAACAAATCTTTGATGCCCTTGAATTGGCATCCCTCAAAGGTGAAGAAACGGTCATGGTCAACAAAGACCAATTCGACAAGATGATTGCCGATTATAAAATCAAGATGAACCATGAATAAGACCGTCAATTGGCTGCTTGCGTTGCTCGCTTGCGTTCTTGTGTCGGGTTGCAGTTCGACCAATGACAATTCCGAGGATGAACCCGCCGTGATTCTTTCGACCATCGTAGGGCGGTGGAATGTAACGTCATATCAGGACGGCACACATTTCATTCCGGCGACCAATCCCGAATATTTCGATTTTTCGCCGGACGGCAACTTCACCCATGTTTATGAACACACCGCCGATTTGGTGGACACTACCACGGGAATTTACACCTATGACCAGGAAAAGCAATCAATCCACGTTGAAGAACCGCGCGGTTGGAATCTTGACATTGCTGTTCAATTCCTATCGGACACAGACGGCGGCTATAAAGCCGTGTTCAACGTAAAAGGGCGCACCCCCGCGCAATTAAAGGTTGTTAGGGTTCAACGTCAATGATGCAAATGCAATCCAACTGCAATGCAAATTTGTGCAAAAGAAAAGAAAATAAAAGAAAAGAAATATATCTTCGATATAATATAAAATAGGGCAAAACAAGTTTTGCTTTTCTTTATAAGGCAATGAAATCAAAATGAAAAAATCAGTCAACCCCCAAGCGATTGAAATAACCCGCAGATTCTTTCAAGCCATGAATCTCGCTATCGAGTTGGGCAAGGTCGATGGCATCAAAGGATTTTGCGAGGCGCACCACTTGAACCGGGTAAAATATGCGACCTTGAAAATGACCATCGACAAGCCCGTTGATGAAATGACTTACAAGTGCATTGACGTGGACGCATTGGCGGGCATCTGCAATGACTTCGGGGTGTCGGCTGAATGGTTGCTTCTCGGACGGGGCAAAATGCTTAAAACGGACGCAAAATGAGAATAAATTGGTCAGTCAAATTCTTGCCGCACAAACGCGGCAAAGATGTTTGTCCAATCCGAATGCGCGTGACGCTCCGGGGGCAAATACCCCTTGATTTTCCTTTGGGGCAATCCGTGAATCTTGATTCGTGGGATGCCGACACGCAAAGGGTCAAGCCGGACAACCCGGATGCAATGACAATCAACCGCATCATGGATGAATGGCGGTCGGCAATCGGTGAAGTTATGGCGCGTTATGAATTGCTTGAAAAGCGTGTTCCCGACCCCGGCGAAGTCAAGGAATTATTCAACGATTTGGTCGGACGTAACACCGCCCTTAAAGAAGTAATCCAAGACCCGGTTTCATTGTCGTTCTTCCAAGTTTATGACAAATTCACGTCAACCGTCGGGAATGAAAATCAATGGACGGCGGCGACGTTTCAAAAGTTCAAGGCATTAAAGAAGCGGTTGCAGTCATTCGACGCGCTTTTGTCCTTTCACACCCTGACCGACGCAAAGATGCAAGAATTTGTCGCCCACATGATGAAAAAGGGCTTGAAGAACACGACCATTGCCAAGAACCTTGCTTTTGTCCGTTGGTTTGTCAGGTGGGCGGCGGTTCACGGTTATTATTCCGGCAACGTGCATGAAACATTCCGCCCGAAACTAAAAGGCACGGACGGCAACGCAAAGGAAATAATCTATTTGACACAAGAAGAAGTCCGGGCAATGTCCGAAATGACATTCACGGATGCCGACCGACACTTGGAACACACCCGCGACGTGTTCTTGTTTTGTTGTTACACCGGGCTTCGATTCTCCGATGTCGCCAAACTGAAACGGTGTGATGTCAAAGAAACTTACATTGACGTGGTGACACAAAAGACGGTTGACGGGCTGAAAATCGAGTTGAACAAGCATTCCCGCGCAATACTTGACAAATACAAGGACGTAAAATTTCAACACGACCTTGCCTTGCCCGTGCCATGTAACGTGCGGATGAATCTTTATTTGAAAAACATTGCGAAAGCTGCGGGCATCGACACCCCGACGCGCATTGTGTATTTCAACGGCAACCAACGGCATGAAGAAGTCTTGCCGAAATGGGCGTTGATAACAACACACGTCGCCCGGCGCACATTCGTTGTCACCGCCTTGCAACTTGGAATCGCCGCCGAAGTTATTATGCGATGGACGGGGCATTCAAAGTTTGAAGCGATGAAGCCTTACATCGCCATTGTCGATGAATTGAAAAGACAATCAATGACAAAGTTTGATAAATTGTGATGGTACACGATAAGGTACACGAATTTTGAAGCCCGAATTGACACGCCATGACATCGCCCAATATCAAAAAATCATGCAACAATCACATTTTCACCGACTTGGCATTGTGTGAAACCCTTGAATGTCAGGCGTTAGGCTCTCGTCCTCTCCGCCCTGTGATAAAAGTCGAGAATCAACCCTCGACTTTTATTTTTATAATTGAATGAAGATTAGACGATTACAACGTTTTCGTACTATATGGATTACTTTGTATCGAACTGGTCTGTCCGGCAGTATGAATGAAGTTTTGTGCACAGCACAAATAAATACTGTGATCTCAAAGTTGTTCGCCCGTAAATCTTCATTCAAATGGCGAATATTTCGTTAAAATTTACTAACAGAAATGGACGGTTCTGCCTGTGCGCAACCGTCAAGGGAACTTCTATCCGGCACTATCGAGCCGTTGATGAACTCAGAAACCCCGACTTCAAGACATGGGATAAGTCGGCACAAAGATTTGTATCTCGCCGCCCTATCGACAGTGCTAACAACAAAATCCTGAGTGATGTCCTCAGACACTACGAGGACTTGCTGGAAAAGTACGACTTTGAATCTGGCAGAGAACTGTTTGCATATCAAGAGGAAACAGAGCTTCTTGCCGCTCAAGAGTCAAAGCCTAAGCCTCAATTATCCAAACCTCCAAAGAAAACAGTCACCCCACCCAGTGTGACAAGCAATGCTATGCCCGGTGACAATATGACTTTGGGCAAATGGCTGGAGCAGATCATTGAGGAGATAAAGAACCCAAAACGGCTGAAGCCCTCCGCAAGTTATCAAGGTTATTTAACACTTCTGCATAAGCTGGAAGCTGAAGGAAAGCTCATAAAACAGCCTCTGACAGCCCTTGGAGACAATAGTTTTGTGCAACTTATCAAGTGGCTGAACAAACAGAAGGGTAAAAATGGCAAAGGCACTAACTTTATCGGCACGATGAAAATATTCGCTGCCGCTATCAGTAGGGCTCGAAAAGCGCGTCTGATAACCTACCGCCCTGACTTTCCATATATGGATTATGCTCCAATCCATAAAGTGACCGATAAAGCCAAGGATTTTCTTTCTAATGGAGGAGCTGTCCAAAGTCTGACACCTGAGCAATATGAGCAGTTTGTTCAAATGGACCTCAGCGAAATCAAAATGGCTCGTGGCCCACAAATGGAATACTACAAGGAACTCTATCGGGATTTCTGTATGCTCCTGTATGAAATGAAATCTCGCCCCATAGATATACTGAGGCTCCACTGGGACAATATCGCTTATGATGCAAACACAAAGCGATTCACTTGCACCTATATTCCAGCCAAAAAGAAGAACTATGGAGCATCAAGCAAGCATACCTCTAAAGCCTTGGTGATACAATACCTTTCTCCAAAAGCTGTTGAGATTGTGATGAAGTATCAAGGAAAGTCTAAAGGTGGTTATATATTCCCCTTTGCACTCAATCAAACTAAATGGAATCTGAACGATCCTCAGCAATTCCACTATCACTACTACAAAGGGAATCATATCTGCGGCCAAATCAACAGATTCCTACATAAAGTTGGGAAATATCTGGGAGTTCCATTCCAGTTAACGCTTTACGCCTTTCGCAGAACTGCTATCACGCAAGCTGTGACTGAGAATAAAATGCCACTGGCGATGATAGCGAAGACTGCTGGAACATCCGTTGAAATGATTGAGGCTCATTACGCCAATTATCTTCATGCTCTTGCTGCATATTAAAAACTCCCTTCCCGGAAATTATCTGGGAAGGGAGCCAACATTATTATTGAGCATGAATCACTTTTGCGGTTCGGTATTGTAGATTCGTTCAACAAGTCCCCAGAAATCATCTGGGCATGGATGCTCAGACAGTGCTTCACAGCCTTTCTTGATATACTCAAGTTCGTCCTTGGTGAAGTCAACTGTTAATGGCTGTGCCATATCTTTTTCGATATTCCAGCGAATCTCATTCTTTTCTTTGTCCTCTACGATACTGAAGGCTTCTTGATCTTCCTTGGTCAAGCCAACTTTCTTCAGAATCTGACGCTTCATAGCATACTCCATAAAGGTGTTCTGCTGTGGAAGCAGTTGAGGAAAATACATACGGTCTTTTATGTGTAGTTCCATATCGTTTTTGTTTGTTGTTTATTAAAAATAGCGAAGCTCAAATAGAGTAGTTTGAGCTTCGCTTAAATTTTTTACCATGTCAGAATATTATAACTAACACCCACTCCTATATATGGACCGAATTTTCGATTATCGCCATAATATCCTGCGCCTAATTGAATACCTAATCCCCAACGTTTGGGCGGCTCTCTGATACGGTGCGTTACCGTAATCGTTTTTGGAAAGATATTTATACTGTCCAAATTAACATTAAAACCACTTATCCATGCGTGATATGCACTGTCTTGATATTCTTTTTGCTGAATAGGAACCTCGACATACACACTATCTACTTTGATAATATCCTCACCTTTTGTCAAGATAGTATCAACTTGTGGTAATTTGACAGTGACGTAGCGTAAAACGACACTATCCACAGGAATCGGTTGGCGATAGGTAATGGTGTCCACTATTGTATCACAATACACTGAAATATCTTCTTCAATGGGCGAAGAACGTGAGCCAGTGCATTGCCCTACGCTAAAACCTAACCATAGGGCCAAAACAATTCCGATAATTAATGGTGCGTTTTTCATTGTCATAGATTTTTATATTCTTTTGTCGCATCAAACGAAGGACATGCTTTGTTAGCAAAATCTCTGTGACTGTGGATTGTTGCTTTTGGATATTTAGCCTTCAGTTCTTTCAAAATTTTAAGCAGAGCCGTTTTCTGAACTTCAGTGCGAGTGTCCTTCCCTTTATTCATCCAATTGGGAGTAGAACGAGGCGGACAGCCACCTATATAGCATACACCAATTGAGATGGTGTTGTGTCCAGTGCAATGTGCTCCACTTTTAGCTTCATCTCGCCCTTTATGAATGGAACCATCGCGATAGATGACGTAGTGATAGCCAATATCTGAAAAGCCTCGCGCTAAGTGCATCTTCCTTATCTGTTCAACGGTAAAATCTTCTCCTTCTGGAGTTGCCGAACAGTGGACAATAATTTCTTTGATATTTCGAGGATTTGACGCAGAAACCACACCTAATGCAGCCCATGTCTTTGGACCGACAATGCCGTCTGCGGTAAGCCCTTTAGATTTCTGAAATGCTCGTACAGCTTCTTCAGTAAGCGGTCCGAAAATTCCGTCATCTAATAGATTCAGCTTCTTTTGAAGTTGTTTGACTTCATAACCTCTACTGCCTTGCTTTAATGTTGTCATCGTGCATTATTGAGTTATCTGGAATATACCATTCCTGTTCGTCAAGATAGGGTTCTCCGATCAATTCTATCCAAGCACCCCTCGGTCTGCTACCAAATTGATGATAGCACAGTTCTTTCACAATTCCTTTGCGACCAACGAGTTCAGAAAGTTTTAATTCTGATAATTCTTCTGAAGCCACAATTGTAATGATTTGTTCCATAGTTATTAATATCCTGTTGGTGGTTTTCGATTAGGACAGGCCGGAACTTCGCACTTCAACATACACAGACGAGTATTTTCTACTTGAAGAGTTGCATTTGTTTTGGATAGCTCTGCCTTACAATCACGCTGATGGCTGATTTGGTCATACAGTGTGTCAATTTTAGTTTCATACCGTGCTCGTTCCTCCTCCCAGACTTTTCGGTCCTCATCTCGTAAATGGCGTTCTTCTTCGTAAAGTTTCTTCCATTCCTCCGATTGCTTGGCTTCGTTTTCCAAGATTTTTGCTTTTCGAGTCTGGGGATAGAAAAATAGCATACCACCAGCACCAGTTATCAAGCTGACAATGCCGGTTACAATAATTTCTAACATTATTCTGATTTGGGATTAATCTCAGATTTAGATTCGGGCACAATAACATTGAAAGTAATGCCACCACCTTCGGCATTTCCACCTTCCAAATTGACTGTTTGCGCCTCCTTGACGGCATACATGTCCATCAGTGCTTTTGCCGCACTTACAGCCACACTTCTCAGTGGAGCTGTGGACAATAATGTGCCTCGCCTATCACGAAATTCTGCTGTCGAAGTTTCTTCAAGAATCTTCATCAGATTCTGAGTGAGATAGCGTTTCATATTGCCAGCTTCTTCAGCACTCATCTCGTCTAATTGGGTGAGATAAGCCTTTATGTCTTCTCGATTTAGGAGCAACTTGGCTTTATGACGTGTTCTTGGGCCATCTTCTTTAAATACTTCGGAATAACATTTGACAGCATTACCAGCATAAGGTGCTGCGCCGTTCATAAACAGCTCACAAAATAACACCTCTTGGTCAGTTAATTGCTTATTTTCCATTGAAATTCCTAATTGAAAGCCTCGATAACTGCTACCGAGGCTTTGTTTATTAGGAATAGTCTGCTATTCTGACTGATGTTTGTGTGCAAGAAGTATATCCATAACTGTATTTCCCATTAGTGTTGCAAAACCTTCTTGCACAGCTGTAACATCTTCAAGAGAATTGATATACTCCATATTGAAAGCAATATTCAGATCATACCCTGAAATCTCAGCCAGAGTAATTTCAGGGTGTTTCTCATTCACTATTTTGAGAACCACACGGTCTGTAATGACCTTGAATGTTGTGGTAGCCTCCTTGACTGGAGGCAATACCACATCTTCTTGAGGATTAGGGGTATCTGTCGTCATATCTTAAAATGTTTGCGTGATTTTTCAGCTTTGTTCATCTGAATCTCGCCACCTTCGATAATGCCACCGACACTTCTCATTCGTTGAGCAAGAACAGCGGCTACGTTGGTGGTGGCGGCTACGTCGGCATCCGCATCGTGAGCATCATCAAGCTCTACACCAAGATGCTCGCACATGATTTCCAGTTTATAGAAGTTTACGTTTGGATTGCTACATAGAGCAAGTTGACCAAGATGAATTGTATCAATCATCTGAGGGTGCCAGTTGCCATAGAAATCAACCCAGCCACGGACAACTTTAATCAATTCAGACAGCAATCCGGTGTACTCAAACATCTGGATTAAGAATGCTTCATCAAAGGTTATGTTCTGACCGATGACCAAAGGCATTATGTTCTTAGGCGTTTTTGGATAAGTGACGTCTCTGATAAACTTCAGCACATCCTGAGCGACTTCATTGATGTCCACCCCCATTCCTAACAACATATCCATTGTAATTGCCGTATAATTCAAGGCTGCATCCTCATACACCATTTGCTCAGTTGCCGGTGATTCATATTTGCTTTTAAGGACTTTGCGCTTTGGTGCAAGAGCCTTGATTTCTTTTTGGTCATACGGATAGATGTATTTGACATATGAGCCAAGTTTCTCAAATGTGTCCAAGCGGACAGCGTGAATTGCTATCTGGGTGATACCGATATTAGCAGCTGTGAGCTTCTTTGTCTTGTTCGGTATTCCACCGGTTTCAAAGTCGAGCACCAGCCCGACAATGTACGGATTTGATTCTTTAGGTGTTGCCATTATGCTATGAATGTTGCTATGGTGGTTACTGCTGTTTTTAAGAAAGATTCGAGGTCAGAGTCGTTATCAAGGACTATATCATAATGCTCTATATTGACACGTTCATAGTCTCGTAGAATACGCTCAGGGGCAATGTTATCACGAACAGGCCGATCAATGTGGACTGACAAGATTTCATACTTATCGCTCCAGCGTTCTTTCAATTCGATAAGCCCTTTTTCGTCTATGACATAAGTACATCTTTTAAGGCCATCAATTTGTGACGTTTCAGTCCAATAATGATTCCCTCCAAAGAATGTGTATGCCAACGGCTTTTCTGGAATTGGATGATCGTGTCCGACAAACCAATGGTCTCGACCGTTGAATTCGCCTTGTCGCATTGGTCGTGTTGTATAAGAGCATATTGCCGGTATTCCACAGTTTTCTTGAAGATAGAGAGACAGTGTAGTCTTTCCGCTCCCAGATGGGCCGACAAGTGCGATGATTATAGGTTTCATATTATTTCCATTTTAGAACTGCGTGATAACCAGATATTATTCTTTCCAGTATAGTCGCTATATTTTACGACACCAGAAAAGATGATCAGTTTGTTTTTGGCGTTCATCAACAGACCACGGAATTTGGCAAATTCTTCGGGCCAAACAACACATTCGCAGAGGTCATTATTCTGTTGGAGAACGAGTTTGCAATAGGGCTCTGTCTGTCCAGTCTTCTTGCTCGTCAATTTCTTCTCCTCGTACTCAGCAACAGTGGCTGCTATTGCTACTTTGCGACCGTCATTCTCGTCATCAAACACTTCTTTGAGGCTGAGATATGAGCAACGGCCCTTGATTTCAGGCTTTACAGTAGAATTGTCATAGATTCGACGGTAATCTATTGCACCAATTCCAGACACTTTAATTTGTTGCTGACTCCAAAAATAGTGCTTGCCGATGAACTCAGAAGGGAAGTCTTTTTCATCAATAGCAAAGCCCAACTGCTCTGCGGCTTTCTGAAGGATTGCGTAGCGTTCAATGACTGACTGAGCTCTTTCTACTTTATCAAAACAGCCTGCCAAGATAAGATTACGGACATGACGAGCATTGACAGGACAACGTTGAGCTTCTTCTTCATTATCCGGATCATCCCAATATTCGTACTTTTTGAGTTTATACTTAAAAATACGGTCAATGAAATTTGTGATGCTGGTGAATTCGCCATTCTTATCCCGTTCATTGATAATCCAATCAACCGCTTTCACTCCAAGCATCTTGATACTTGTGAGAGACCAGAATATTTCATCCGTCTGGAAGTCTGTGTAGAAAGAGGCCTGACTGTGATTGATGTCAGGAGCCACCACCTTGGCGTTACTGCAAGATTCCATTTCACTCATTAGGGGCACCAATTCATCATCATCAGCCCATTGGAGAGCCACAGTATAGAAAGCTGTGGGGTATTTTGCTTTCAGATACGCACCACAATATGAAGTTACGGCATAGGCTGTAGCGTGGCTCTTATTAAAGAGGTAACTGCCACACGCTTCAATCTGATGCCATATTGCTTCCGCATCTTCAATGGGGCATCCATTTTTCTTAGCTCCAGCCATGAATTTTTCTTTCATAGCCTGAATTTTATCCATCTTCTTTTTAGAGATAAATTTCACCAGTTTCACACCATCGCCAAGGCTGAATCCACCAACTTCACGAGCGATGAATACAACCTGTTCTTGATATGTGATAAGACCATAGGTATCTTTCAGTGCGTTATAAGTGCCCCAAAGATACACTGGTGCTCTATCGCCACGCTTACAATCCACATAGTCGGTTGTAGAGCCATTTTCCAGTGTTGCTGGACGGAACAGAGCGTTGGCTGCAATGATGTCATTTATACAAGAGGGTTGCATTTCTTTGATAAATTTTGTCATACCACGCGAGGCAAGCTGGAATACATTTTGAGTATATCCAGCACTCAGCAACTCATAGGCACGAGGTTCATCACAGTTACTGGTCGCCAGCATTTCGAGAGACAGATTCGTGCCATACTCCTGATTGCAAAGATTCATTGTTTGCTGAAGTTTTGACAACTCCTTAGTCGCAAGACAGTCATTTTTCAGAAGGCCACATTCGTCAAGCTGATAGCCGTCGAACTCTGATACAAGCATACCATCCACTTTCTTGATGGGCGTATAGTCAAAACACTCCATATCTTCGCCGTCCAGCTGATCGGGAGTCACCAGCAATGCTGATGCGTGAATTGAGCTGGAACGAGGCTGAAACATAAGTGTGCGTATATCCTCAAACAGCTGAGGGTATTCATGTATGAACTTGGCAATTTTACGATTAACTGCTGCAAGTTTGAATATGCCCGTATAGTCGCACTTATCATCGTCGAAAATTGCGGTCAGATAATTCACAAGAGATGGGCTGATACGCATAGTACGAGCCACATCTTTGATAACTGCTTTAACTTTCAACGTAGTAAGTGTGCCAGCCGAGAAAACTCGTTGCTTGCCATTCAAATTGTATCTCTGCTCAATGTATTCCTTAACCTCCTGACGACGATCAGACTGGAAGTCGTTGTCCACATCAGGAAGTGAGCCACCGGGGCCCTGAAGATAACCGCTGTCAACAAAACAGTCGGCTACCATTTCAGGGGTGGTGAGCGTATGTTGTGTAACTTTCAGAACTTTCATTGCTTAATCAATTTCTGAGTTTCTTTACCAAAATAGTTGTTGGTCTGCTTGTATGCGTTCTCAAAGGCCATCAAGTCTTCATCTGGCATTATATGACGCTGACTGATGAACGAGTCGGAAATAACGCCTTCCATTGACGTACAGCGACTCAGTGCCACATAGATTTGGCCGGGACAGAAAACACCCTTGGTATGAATTACTATCTGGTCAAAAGTCAATCCTTGACTCTTATGGATTGTGATGGCCCAAGCCAGTGTAAGCGGAAACTGAGTGCAGCTTCCTTTGACTTTTTTTACGATCTTGCCATTCTCAGTCACATAGTCGCAGGCTTCCCAAGTATATCGCTCAATTACAGCTGTGCAACCATTATCAAGGGCAACAAGGATTTTATCGTCTGCGATGTCTTGCACAACTCCCAGCGAACCATTGTAGAAACCTTGAGTTTTATTGTTGACCAAGGTCATTACTCTGGCTCCGATACGAAGCTCCAATTCTTTATCACAAGGTGCATGACCGATATTGAACTCTTTTTCAATCTGAGCTTCAAAGGTGTGTGTCGGCTCATTCAACATAGACTTGTTGATGCGTTCTACATCTTTACGATGGGTACAGATATGGATAGCTGTTATATCATACTTTTCGCTCATATACTTGTCACGCAGCGCACCAAGATCTTCTATGTCATCCTCAGTAATCTTGTATGACCGGATATTGTTCAAAATTTCAATGAAGCGGGGGTCTGACTGACGGAATATGTGGTTGAGTTCTACCACATTGAAGCCCACTTCCTTGAACACTTGAGCGTTGAAGAAGTAGTAGCCATCATAAAAGGCTTCTAATATATTGGCTTCTTCATTCTTAACGACTGGGGGCAACTGGTATAGGTCTCCAAACATGATGATTTGAATACCTCCGAATGGCTCCTCTGAACCACGCACCTGACGTAAACGCTTGTCTACATAATCAAGCACATCGGGACGCACCATACTGATTTCGTCAATAATGAGTGCATCAATTGAGTTGAGAAGTATGAACTTATCCTTGGGAAGCATCCCTTTGATAGCGGCATTAGGCGGCAATACCCCTAAAGGTATTCTGAGCAGACTGTGTAGCGTTACGCCTCCCGCATTGATGGCTGCGATGCCGGTAGATGCTGAAATGACAAATCGTTTCTTGATGTTGCTAACGATGTAGCGAAGAAACGTTGTCTTACCAGTTCCAGCCTTACCAGTGATAAAGATGTGTTGATTGGTCTGCTCGATCAATTCAACTGCCTTCTTCATGTCATCGGTGATTGTGATTTGGCTCATTTTATATTTCGTTGATGGTGAATAATTTGTCTTTGTTATCGAAAAGGATGTCGTCACCCTCTTGTAGCTCATCAGCATATACGATGATTGGCTCTTCTGCACCATCTCGTTTGATGATTAACTGAGCGTCAACATCTATTTTAAGTGAGCGGCCACATTCAAGGTCCACTTCCACATATTTGAGAGATTCAATATCCTCACCGATTATGGTTGTTTGAGCAGGGTAAAGTCCAGCTCGTTCAGGAAGCAAGAAACGCTCAAAAATGAGATCGTATTTAATTGGGTCAATAAGAGTGATTCCCAACAGATAAAGAAGTAGAGAACCAGCAGCCGAACCACGGCCACATCCTACGAGGATTCCGTTTCGTTTGCACCAGTTAACAGTATCATACTGGACAAGGAGGTAATCGACATTGTTGGTGTATTCGATGATGTATTTTTCGTACTCCATCTGTTTGCGATACTGTTCTTGCTTATCAACCGGAACGAGTCGTTGTAGTCCTTCTTCCAACAACTCATTGAACATTTCGTGAGTCGTGCCATATTTCTTCTTCTCCTCTGGAGTCATATCATATTTTGGCATGAAATTTCGCGCAGTTTCAAATCGAGCCTTGGCACCACCAGCGATTACCAATGTTCGTCGGCAACATTCGCTGAACAAGAGGTCAATATCGTATTTTTCTTCATCAAACAACTGTTTGAATATAGCATAGTGATCATCGACATCTTTGAAATATTGATCGTCGCTCTGCTCATGTGCTGCACCCTCTGCTATCTTGTTGAGAATGATTTTGTTTTTGGCATCATCCTTATCAAGATAATAGCAATCTGAAATCAGGATAGGCTGAATGTATTTGTGATATTCAGCGACTGAATCAAAATAACGCTTAGTAGCCTCCAGCACACGAATGTCTATGCGCTCTGCCTTGTACTCAGAGAGGTCTAACTGATAGAAGACATAATCGAATACCTTGTCGAATTTCTCAACATATTCAATATTGTTTTCCAGCCATTCCGGTGAATACTTGTCAAATACAAACACATTGCCTTCACCATATTGCAATAGGTCTTCGACATAGATTGTTTTGTCATCACTGTCAACCATAATGGCTTTCTGTATGCGAAGCAGATTGCGCAATCCTTTTTGAGATTGCACATACACTTTGCCGCCTACCTGAGAAATACCATCGGTAAAAGCGAGAGTGTAACCAAATATCGGGGTGATTCCGGCTGCATCACATTCTTTCTGAAAAGCAAATAGTGATGCCATTGTGTTTTTGTCACAGACACCCAGAGCGTCATGTCCCAGATATTTTGCCTTTTTTACCCATTCTTTTGGCATAAAGCTACCATTGAGCAGTTAAAAAGGCGTATGGACACCAAGGTTCACGAATTCAACACTGCTCTCATTTGGTTTGCGCTCACCTACATATTTCAATATGTTAAGTGTGAAATCTTTTCTAAGGTCAGTATAGTACCAGTTGTCGCCAAACTTGAAGACTATGTAGTTGATACCTTCATCCATCAAGACATGCGAATCCTCGATACTGTTGAACACCATTTCGCCATCAGCATTACCCCTAAAGATTGAATTGACTTTATCTGTATCTTCAAAAAGCAGCTTGCCCATACCGGGGATTTCGATGACTTCTTCATCTATTATGTTGTGCTGAATCTTGTTTCTGTTCAGCCATTCGATAAGCTCATTCATAATTGTACGGTTTTTAGTTTATATTCTCGTGGAGTCATCAGACCTAATGAAAATGTGTCGAATATCTCCCAGAAATTCATTTCATCCCAGTCTTTACCATTACCCTGAAGATTGGCAACATAGACATCGAAATACTCATTCAGATTGTCGGCAGCTTTAAGAATTGACTCTCTTGCATCCGAATCATATCCTATCACAATTGTGCGAACACCTTTGCATTGGAGCTTATAAATCTGGGCCTGAGATATTTTTTTACCGAATGTCGCTACAGCAACTATTCGTGGATTATCATATAGGTCGAGTTTTCTGGTCAGGGCAATCACATCAAATATGCCTTCACAGAGAATGACAGTATCAGTTTCATCTTCAATGACAGAATCGTAGTTGTAAAGCAACTTGACAAAATCATTATCTATGCTATTGTTGTATCGACGCTTCTCATACTTCCCAGCCCAACGTGCTTTCTCATTATATGAATCTATTTCATCTTTGCTCCAAGTATGTCTTGACACATACCCCACTGTATCGCCATTGTCGATAATTGGAAATACAACATAATCGTCAAATTTGAAATTAAGTCCACGAGTAGTGCCAACTGGGAAATATTCGTAATCATCAGCTTCAAAACCTCGATCTTTCAGATACTTATTTCGATAGCACCTTTTCCACCCGTCTGGCATTTCTACTACTGTTAGTTCGTCATCTATTTCTGCTTCATTAATTTGATAGAATGTCGGTATTTCGAGAGGAGCAAAAGATGCCTTATCTTCGACTTTAAGGTCTGAACGATTGATCAAGTCTAAGAGCTGGTCGAGACTTCTGGTTGTGGCACCACACTTGAAACAGTGAGCCATAAATGGTTTCTTGTTTTCAGTTTCAGGCCCAATATATATACCAAACTTAGAGCCGCCTTTCCCACAGACAGGACAAACCGGCACCAAAAGATTTTTTCGGCTACCATCTAATTTGGCGTGAAGTTCCAATGAAATTTCACGAATGATATATTCTCGTTCTTCTCGGCTCAGATACATAACTATGCGGCTTTATTGATATTCATAGAGCGTTGACGGTCGTAGAATGTCTCATGCTCATAATCTGTCGCAATCTTGAACGGCTCTCCTTTCTTAAAGAAGCGGCTCTTGGCAACATGTATGCGCATTGTATTTTCTTTTTCTTCACGCGAAGACTGGTTGAGTGTGATCAGATGCGTGAGTGGACGACAAAGACCTTTGGCCTCAGATGTATTGTATGCGGTTAGAACATTCTTTTCATCATTCAGCCATTCTTGATTTTCAATAGTGGATTGATATGTAACGACCATCCATACATTTTCATCAGAAGCCAAATCTTTTAGGTCATTGGCGACACGAATTCGCTTCAATCGTTCCCCTTTTTCCGTATAATGCTGACCGGAAGAGTCTGTAAGCAAATCCATTGAATCAATAATCACGACATCTGGAGAGCAATTATAACGCTTCTTGTAATCTTGGATAGCATTGTTAATGTCGATAGTTGAAACATTGGAGTTGAATTTCGGATAAGATTTAACGTGCAGTTTGCCAGAAATACCTTGGAGCATTTCTTCCATTTTAGCCACTTCGCTATCTCGCAGTGTTCCAGTCTCATATTTGAATGAATTACAGGACACAAGAGAAGCTGCGTATGCGTCAACAACTTCGGACTCACTGCCTTCAAGCTGAATATGCAAGACATTTAGGCCATCAATCTGACAGGCATTTTTTCCTATCCATCTGGCAATATGACTCTTGCCCACACCTGAAGGCGCGAGAAAACAACTTAGCTGTACACGGAGATTGCGGCCATTGTTGCGCGTGTCCAATTCATCAATATAAAATCTGGTGATTGGAGTGCGCTTACTGGCACTATTATGTTTTTGTCGGTTAGCCTTAAACCGTGTGCTGAAGGAGCCTATGACATCTACAAATTCTGTAGATACCAAACTGAATTCATTGGCCCATTCGGAATATGCAGCCAAACGTTTCGCGGCTTCTTCGTAACCGGCTTTGTTGTATAGTTCACCAACTTCCTTGTATGCTTGTTGAAACTTGACTTGCTTGATGTATGCTTCCAATTGTTCGAGGGCATCATCAGGGTCCATGAGGTTGGCTGTAGAATCAATGTCCTCCAGTAACTCTATGGCTGCTCTGTTTTTTGCTATGGACTGTTTCAAGATACTAAACGATGGTACTCGCTTAGTCTTTTTATAATAGTCCTTGATTGCTTTATGGAGAGTCTGGAACTCTCTGTCAGGCAATTGACGAGATTCCAAATGCTCTACTACCAATGCCAGAATGTAATCATTATTCAAGCATGTGTAGTAGAGATCCATAAGGAACTCATCTGTCAATAAATTACTTTCCTGTTGCATTGCCATATTCGATGCGTAATCTGAAAATTTCCGGATATTTACGCTCTGTTTCTTTTTGGCAGTCTGCTACAAAGGAACAGTTCTGACAAGCCTCTGACAATGGACTCCAGCCCAAAGTGGAAGTTTGACAAATAAAATATCCGACTTTTTGGTTTAGTTGTCTTCTTTTCGTGAACTCTTCAGACTGAACATATATGAACTTAGCCTGCGGATGTTCTTTGCGATCTTTAATCAAATCGACAAGAGCATTGCGACTCAAACTGACTGCTTCCAGCCATTGATTCTGATAGAACAGATGTCCACGCTTTTGCTCTTTCATTCTTTGAATAGTCTTGGGACCGAATACTTGTTGAACCGGCACCGGTGTTCTATCTCTGAATGTATAAGCTGCGCAGACACAAAAGTCAACCAACCGCTCAGATGTTACTGCACCGAATTCTTTTTCAAATCGGCCTAAGAAAGTTCTGAGAAGTTTAGTGGTGGCCCCACCATTAGAAAACTTGAAGGTGGGGTCCACTAATTTTGTTATGATTGCCGTGAATACGGTAGTTGTCTGCTTAATCAGTTTTTCGTTTACCATCGCGAGTAATTTTATCCCTCATGTACTGACGTGCAAGAAACAATCTACTTTTTACGGTATCAATATTGCGAGAACTGAGATTCCCTTTCTCGAATTCGATGTCTGCAATCTCTTGGAGTGAATAACCGGCCATTTGGAGTAACAGTGCGTCCTTATACATGGGCTTCATTGCATCCAGTGCGGCAAGTATATCATCGTTGTATAGTTCCCGATAGTTTTCGAGGCACATACAGTTTGCGCTAATTCTGTCATCATCCAGAATGTTATCGCATACTGCATGTACGTCGTGGTCTCTATCCCGGTTGTCATCCTTGGCTCGTTTCCGATTGATTTCAAATACCTGACGTTTTGTCACTATATGAATCCAAGTTTTGATTTCCCGGCTGGGGTCGTATGTCTCGATGCCTCTAAAGAGAGTGGTGAGGACTATTGTGTAGTTTTCCTCGACATCTTCTGATTTGTCGCTGTACTTAATGCACAGCTTATAAATCATATTCTTGTATGGGCTAATATATTTATCAAATAACGCATTTCTGCGAGCTGAAACCTCCGGATTTATTTCGTGGTCAATTCGTTCTCCGGTTGCTTCTTGTATCGCTTCTCCCATGAGATAGACACCTCTTTGTTGAACATTAGAGATGCTTCCTCAGTCAAATGGTGAGATTTACAATACTTTTTCCAGCGTTCTTCACGCTTAATAAACTCGCTTCTTACTTCTTCATCAGTCGGTTTTGGGGTTTTCTCAAGGAACTCATAGAATCCCATCAGAATATCGCCAAAGATCTTGAAGTTCTTTTGAGCGTCTCGTAGTTGCGCTCTTTTGATACGTCTCGTTCTACTCATAGCCGTAAATTAGTTTATATTGTTCTTTCTTACATAATACATGAAGATGTGAGTTGCGTCTGCTTCATTGTCATCGCAGGGTTCAATACCCCAGCGTCTAATACAAAAGTCAATCATCATCTTCTTATCAGCCCTGCCATTACCGGTAGCCCATTTTTTTACTGTTGTTGGGTTAAGGAAGATTGGCTCCGGTAGGTTAAAAGTATCACAGACTTCCAAGAGTATGCCTCTGAATTCTGCTAACTTCACTGAAGATTTGAAACCTCCTTTTGAGGTTCCGGCTGAAACATCTTCAGCTACAATCTGGCAGATACCATGCTCGGTGATGTAGTTAATCAACCAATCACGAAATGCTTTGTGTTGTTTGTCCCCATTTCGTCGCATGGATTCGGTAAAGTCCCAAGTGCCACTGCCGTGAACTGAATGATAACCGGTATGAGTGGCTATGTCAAGTCCAAGCACTTGGTCTCTTGTCAATTTGGTGGTTCTTTCATGCTTCGTTTCCATTAATTGTTGAAATACCATTTTGTTTTGTAACTGTCAGTCGATATGGATAAGCCTCGGCTATCTGACCATGACTTACGACCATCGAAGTAATCTGCAATGAATTAAGGGCATCAAACATACTGGCAAGACCAGCTTCGTCTGTGGCATCCAGTATTTCATCGAGAATAAGGAGGTCAAGACCTTTTTCATCATTACAGTTTACATTCGTCAGTTTATGTAGCGCAAGAATGCTGGCAAGATTAACCCTGCACTGTTCCCCTGCGGAGAATTTTGCAAATGAACCGCAGTCAATTCCATCGCGTAAGAGCGAAATGGAGATTTTATCACGGATCTTTCCACTTCTAAGAATAGTGTAACCTGAGAAAGAAATGCGAATATCGCTTCCAATTGCTTCCAAAAACTCGTTGGTAATTTGACCGAGAGCCTCAATCTTAGCATTAGCCAAGTGAGTCTTAAAGTCAATGAAACGAGCTTCTTGTTGCTCTAATGCCGCCACCTCCGTAGCTCTATCGTCTTTCTCCGAGATCGCGATATTTAAATCTTTCTCATACTCAGTTTTGCGATTTTCTAAACTTTCAATCGTATTGACTGAAGCCGAGTCGTTCAACTGGGCGATAGACTCTTGATAAGTCGCAATATTGCCTTCACAGTTTGAGATTGTAAGATTTGCAGTCTCAATATCTCCTTCTGCCTGACGTGTTGCGACATCTAACTTGTCAAAAGCCTCATCAAACATGCTTTGACGTAGTTGTGCAATTTGATGTTGCAATCTTTCCACTGTCGCACGTTCAGAATTTAAGGCTTTCTGAATGGTGTCGAGTGTAGTTTGGAGATTGTTGATTTTGAGTCTGGCATTGCGAACATTGTCAGATATGTTATCAATTTCAGCGTCCAAATCTGTGATGCTACGACGATTGGTTTTAATCGTTGAATTAGTCTCATTGATTTCTCTATCAGCCTTTTCTCTGGCTTTTTGTGCCTTATCAACACGTTTCTCCAAGGACAGTAGCTCCTTTTGCAACTCATCAATAGTTTTATCAGACTGCAACACAAACCGATGGTGACATTTGGGGCACTCAATAGAACCGGCAATCATTGTTTCAACAGCAGTCATTTGAAGGTTTAAGTCTGCAATTGACACACGCAGGCTTCGGCTATCATCAGACAATTGATTTAACAATTTGGTTGCTTCATCTATTTCAGTCTTTAACTTTTCTGTTTTGGCTGAATTTTTAAGGCTGATTTCCTCATACTTTTCAACAAGCAGTCCATACTCATCTGAAGCACGAGCAACTTCCTTACGGTATGACTCAACCTGACTCAGAGAATTATTTACTTGCTTGTCAAATTCTTCGAGCTGGCGGTGCAATTTGTTGGAACTTTCTACATAGTTTTTAATTGCAGGCAAGCCCACGCTAAGAAAGAGTTTAACTATTTCTGCGTAACATTCGGAGACCGTTAGGTTGCCATCCTCCAACTCTCGAAGTTTGGCATCAGCTTCATCCAGAGAATCTAAAAAGGTATTCTGTTTTGTTATAGTAGCTTTGCTTTCACGGATTTTACTACGCAAACGAGTTATGGCTTCTTGATGAGCTTGAATTAGTTCATCTTTTTTCCGGACGTTTTCGGTTTCTTCTGCACGAGCAGCATCAATCTGTTCAGTTACAGTTGAAACACGACCTTCGTGATGTGCAACACGTTTCTCAGCTTCAAACAGACGTTCTTTTGCATCAGCAATGTCTGTTTTCAATACAGCAATTGATTCATCAACCATATTGCCATTACTGAAGCGATTAATAAGCTCTTTCTTAGCTCTATCTGAAGCATTTAAGAACGATGTGTACTTATGCTTAGAAAGAATGTAACTGGAAAATATATCGCTTTTTGAAAGTCCGAACAAACTGAGAATGTATCGGTTGTATTCCAAAATAGTCGGTTGGACTACAGCTTCATCGTTTAACGTTATCGTAATGCTTTGTGGACTATTACGACTGAAAACACGTTCAATCACCAGATTGTCATTTGTCGCATAGTTACAAAACTCGGCGACAATACGAGCATCGTCACACGCATCATTGATTATCTCATCAGCGTTCACTATCCTTAATGATTCGCCAGTCAGAGTAATAGCGATTGTTTCTATTAGTGCAGACTTTCCTGAGCCATTTGAGCCCTGTCCGTCATTGTCAAGATTGTTGCCAAAAATCAATGTAGTGCAACCTTGGAGCGGCGAAAAATCCAGCTCTCGAAAAGCGCAGATATTTTCAGCATGAATATTCTTTAATTGCCACATACGGTATTGATTTTGTCGAGGTATTGCAACCCCATTTCTATATTTTCAATCTCTTTTTGGATGCAGTAACGAGTGTACTCTTGCTTTAAGCCGTCCTTATCGTATTTGGCCTCAAAATCTTGAACCTTAGCACAACTCATGGCGTTCTCCGTTGTGACTTCTACTTTAGTTGCGCCTAATTCAATAAGAGTGTTTTTATCCAAAGTAGCCGCCTGTTCGGTTGTGCATGAAATCTTTAAGCGAACTTTTGTTTGTTCATCTTTGATTTCCGAAAGCTGTTGCTTGGCGTGTTCAAGATTGTTAGCGTCAATCTCAATTGTCAAGAACTGGATGTTGGCCTTATTCTTTACGAACTCGGTCGAACCATCTGAAAATAGAATTGTGTAGCCCTTATCCGAATCCTCTCCAAAGTTATGTTGGCGTGAAGACCCAATATATTGTATCTTACCACCAACAAGTACAGATCGGTCGTGATAATGACCAACAAGCACTTTATCAAATGCCTCGAATACTTTAGGCGATAATTCTTTATCTGATGATGTTGTCAACGCACCATTGATACCTTCGTGACAATATAGAATATTGGTTTTATCTTTAGGTAAGTTGGCTATGACCTCATTCAATTTATCAGCAAATGAGCCATTTTCAGGGAAATAACTGATGAGCCAAAGTATAACGTCGTTTGAGACATCATATCCGGCATAATCATCAACTACTTCAACATCAGGGTAAGGACTGAAAATGTGATTGTAACTTAGGATGGACTCTTGATCAACTTTATCGTGATTGCCATTCTCGATAATTACATACACTCCTTCGGATGTTGCTTTAAGAATTGCTTCTCTTGCAGCCATCAAGACATTCAGAGTTTGTCCCGCTCTGGATTGCCACAAGTCACCACCAACCACTAAGGTTTCAATGCCTCGTTCTTTGCAGATATGCAAAGCCTCATTCCAGTTTTTATGAAATTCTGGAATGTTATCTTTGCTTAAATGTATGTCATTGATTAACAACATGCAAGCGTGAATATCACGTTTTTTCATAATGTAAAGAGGGTGAAATGAGGCCACACCACTGGTACATGATGTGGCCTCACTGCATTATTGTTAGATATGTTGAGTGGTAATTTTAACGACGACGTGCGGGTCGTGATGTACGACGACCGGGACGAGCAGCTGGCTCACTGGTGTCATCGTTGCGTGTGCGACGTGGAGACATCGGCTCATCTTCGGAGTCCTCTTCGTCTTCCGGCTCAGTGTCGGGCGCATCTGTGTCGTCCTCTTCGTCTTCGGGAGCGTTGGATGGAGCATCAGGCTCATCGTCATCACTGTCATTTCCCATAATGTCCTGAATTTCTTCGAGAACTACGAGATTTGATTTTTTGCGATCAACACGGATGTCAAGGTCGTTAGCTTCAATGAACTCACGAAGTTGTGTGCGGAGATTCTGGCCCTCCTCAGAACTGTCATCCTTACCTGCTTCTTCAATTTCATCGTAGATAGCCCAGAGCTTTTCAAGAGTCATAGCTCCTTCGTTGTCATCATCGGCATTGTTGCCGCTGTTATCAAACGAGAAATGAGATTGATCATCGCTGGGCAGTGCCATCTTAATCTGGTCGATGCAGTCCTTGATTTCCTCTGAAGCCATCACTTTGATGCCGAACAGTTCATCAGTTTGCTTGAGGAATTCAATGGTTGCTTCAAGATGGAAACGACGATATACATAGAGAGCTTCAGGCAAACGAGGCGCATCATACACCATACGAAGTTCTTCAACTGTCAATTCATCAACGCCATTAAAGGTGTCGATATTGACTGAATAGCTCGTTTTCCTATTTTCTGTCTTGCGAGTGATTTCAACAGGGAATGCGTTGAGCGGTGAGGAAATAGGGCAAGGAGCTTTGGGATCTTTCTTTGTCAGTTTACCCCAAAGACGAAGTTTGGCATCTTCAAGATCTTTGTATTGAGAAAATGAAAGCTGAAGGATTTGCAATCATTTGCTGCGTTCATCCATATTGAAGACGTACATACAACGCTGAGAGTTGTATTTCAAGCCGCCTTCAAAGCTGTTGCTCCTGATTTTTTTACAGAGTTGTGCATCTGCGCTATTCTGCTCACAAGCGATGCGGACGTAGAGGTCAATAAGGTCGTTTTCAAGATTGGGGAAAACTAACTTTGTATGACATACCGGGATCTTGCGGGTCGTTTCTTTGCCTTTCTTATCTTTCCCCTTAATGGTGAGAAAGAAACTGCGATATGTGATTTCATATCCTTTACGCGGTAGAGGTAATGGATTACCGTCAGGGCCGAGAACTGGCGCAATTGGTAAAATACGGACGGGATAGGTGCCGTCTTGGTTTAACTGGAGGAACTGAGTTTGTGAACCTGATTCGGCTGCACTTTTTTCCTTGGCATCATCCAGTGTTTCTTGGGATTGTTCAAACAGGCTAAATAAATCAACCTGCTGTAGCTCATCTTCGTGATTATTGCTCATGTTGAGTTGATGATGAAGGTAGTATGCGCTTCCACACCTCGGCATAGGCATCTGTATAAAGCTCTCTTGCTTCAGGAGCTTTCAATACATCCCTGTCTGGGATTTTGATGCCCCACTCTTGGTGGGCGTGATGAATAATACGTTGGATAACGTAATCCATCTCAACTGAATTTTCATTTTTTAGGTCAACATATTCAAATGTCTCCCCTTCGATTATACAGCTGTGGAGCGGTGCGTACACTTGCTCAAACCATCTGTAAAGGGCATCTACAGGAGGGTGATTTGGCAGTCCATCAGAAATGGTCTTCAAAACGACCCCGAAGAGATACTTCAACTGAGGCAAAGAGCGATTCTTAAATTTGTCATAGATGAGATATTCATAATCTCCATCAGGCAAACTGTCCACAGAATCTAAGAACTCTTCTAAATCGGCACCATCTTTATGGACTGAGAAAGCACCGCGTTTCTTTAACATCTACATAGCGAGTTTCATTTTCGATAGCAAAGTTAATCATTATTTTTTTAATTGTGCAAATATTTTGAAGAAAAATTTTTCAACCCACAATAATAAATTTACAACTATCTATGTATCAATTATAACCGTATTTTCTCAATGTTAATTACACGATTTGAATTATCGTGTTGTATTTCCCATATTTGCTGATTTGATGAACCTCGCCACTTGAGTTCATCGTCTTTCAACTCCTCATAGAATGGGCCGTCAATCACTACATCAACATAAGCAAGCAACTCTCCATAGAAAATTTCCAAATATGGCAACTCGTAACCAGTCCAAAGCCAAATTGTCTTTTTGGTTTTCTTCTTAATGAGTTTGCATAACTCCAATATGGCGGGGTACTGCATCAATGGCTCACCACCTAATATGGAAATGTTGAAATCATCTTGATTTAATTCGTTAAACACATCTTCAACTGTTCGTTCTGTACCGGATTTTAATGGCCAAAACTGAGAGTTATGACAACCTTTACACCTAAGATGACAGCCTGAAACATACAAAGAGTTGCGTAGCCCGACCCCATCTACTGAGGTCGAGCTAACAACTTTCGCTACATACAATTTATTCATGTGTCACCCTGTCTTTAAGTTCTGCGAGCTTGCCGGAGTTCCAACGGTCTGTGGTTCCGACAAGATAGCCGGTGATACGCTGAAGTCTGTCAATATGTTGACTGCCACAGTGAGGACATTCTTTCAAATCCTTTTGAGCGTTTTCATAACCGCAATCAAGACAACGGTTACGATTGTGGTTGATCGAGCCATATCCGATGTCATACTTGTCCATCAAATCAACCACATCCATTACCGCTTGCACGTTGTGTGTGGCATCTCCGTCAAGTTCAACATAAAAGATGTGTCCACCACGAGTCTTTTCATGGTATGGGGCCTCAATCTTGGCCTTATGCGCTGCACTGCATTTATAATAAACCGGCACATGGTTTGAATTGGTGTAGTAGTCCCGATCTGTTACACCTGAAATTACACCGTATTTTGCACGATCCTTCTTTGTAAACTTGCCTGACAACCCTTCTGCTGGAGTTGCCAAAACAGAGAAGTTCATGTTGTAGTTGATAGAAAATACCTGAGCGCGAGAGAACATAGATTGAATGATGTCCAGCCCAAGTTTCTGAGCTTCTTCTGACTCCCCATGATGTTTGCCAATCAGAGCAACCAAACACTCTGCAAGCCCAATGAAGCCAATACCAAGAGTGCCCTGTTTAAGAACTTCTCGCACCTCATCTTCGCCTTGGAGGTTTTCAGAGCCAACCCATAGGCCTTGCATAAGGAGGGGGAATTGTTTGGCTTTAGCTGTGCATTGAAATTCAAAGCGATCCAGCAACTGTTGAGCCGTGATATTCATGGCATCGTAGAGGCGACTGTAGAAAGCCTCTATGCGCTGCTCTTTATCTTGGATATTGCGGACACTAAGCGCGAGTCCGGGCAAGTTGATTGTCGAAAAACTGAGGTTGCCACGACCCACGGAAGTTTTTTCTCCATGTCGATTTTCAAATACACGAGTACGGCATCCCATTGTCGCAACCTCATACTTGTATCTTTCGGGATCTGAAGCCTCCCATTTTTCGTGCTGATTAAACGGTGCATCCAGATTAAGGAAGTTCGGGAAGAATCGTTTGGCAGTTACTCGACATGCCAGTTGATACAAGTCGTAGTTGGGATCACTTGGAAGATAGCTGACACCACGCTTCTTTTTCCAGATTTGAATGGGGAATATGGCAGTTGAACCATTGCCAATACCACGCTCGGTGGTTAGAAGCAGCTCACGAATCACACAACGACCTTCAGCAGATGTGTCTGTGCCATAGTTGATAGAGCTGAACACGACCTGATTACCACCACGAGAATGAATGGTATTCATGTTATGTATGAAGGCTTCCATTGCTTGATGAACTCGGTCAACGGTATTGTTGATAGCGTATTGCTTCAAATCGAGCATATCCATCATCGTAAAAGTAGGTGACACACCTTCTTCACCTTGGCCTATACTGGGTGTAATCTCAGCCTTGATGTAATCATCAATTTGCGCATCCATCAATTCATCCAGATTGCCGAATAGTTTTGACAACTTTTTCACTTCTTCCTGATACGTCTTACGAACATAGGGCGCGAGGTAGAAGTCAAAAGCTGGAATAGCCTGACCTCCGTGCATCTCATTTTGAACGGTTTCCATTGATATAGCAGAAAGGATGCTGGCAGTTTCAATACGTTTTGCAGAACGAGATTCGCCATGCCCAGCTTTAAATCCGCCTGAAAGGATCTTGTCGATTGGGTGCTGTATGCACGTTAAAGAACGAGTGGGATAGTAATCCTTATCATGGATATGGAGGACGTTTTCAGCAACCGCTTTCTTGGCTTCATCGGATATAAGGTAATCATCCACAAGCTCTTTGCTGCGCTCGCTTGCAATCTTCATCACCATTCCGGCTGGGGTGTCAGCATTCATATTGGCGTTCTCGCGTGTGATGTCATTGTGCTCTGCGTTGATGATGCTTAGTATAGTTTGGTCGCTTTCTCTGTTACGAGCCTTCTTGCGGTTGTCACGATAACAGATATAAGCACGAGCAACATCTTTGTAAGGGGATGCCATCAGAGCTTCTTCTACCAAGTCCTGAATTTCTTCTACGGTGATTGAAGCAGGGCATTTGTCACCTATCTGTATTGCGATGTCAAGAGCAAAATCAGAATCTATTGTACCGACCTCTTTCATTGCTGCTAATATAGCGCGGTCGATTCGTGTATGGTCGAATGGCACAGAGCGGCCATCTCGCTTAATTACTGTTTTCATGGAGCAATCCTTTTTGTTTAGACGAGAAATACTGGAGATAGTCAGTCAATTCAGCTTTAAAAGCTGGCGAGTGGTTAAATCCGCAGCAGCGGGGTTCTCCACAAAGTCCATTTCGATAGACACATTTCCGCACCATTAATGATGCAAGTTCTGGGTCAACCTCAGCAACTTTTGCCTTAATCGCTTGAAAGACGATGACAGTTTCACGATGTGCGCAACCTGTGCAGAGTCGTAACTTTGACATATCCAATAATGCCTGAGCATTAAGACATAGACCCAAATTTACTGGGGTGTAACGATCTGCGTTCTCTTTCAGCCAATCGCATTCAGAAATTATAGACCTAATAAGGTCTTCCTGAGTGCCATAGCTGGCATTGTTAATCATAGACAACAACATTGCCAGCTTCTCATTTATCGCGTCAATTTTGGCAATAAGACCGGGGTTGCCACCCTCTCGGTCATCACGACAAGTTAGCTGGAATGGGATTGAACCTACATGGTGGCGTAATAGGTGTGTTGCAATAAATAAGGGGATTCTGTCCAGCTTTATCCAGAACATTTGTGTTCGAGCTGGCGAGTGTTCCGATTTGTAGATAGAAATGAGTGACTGGTGACTCTTCCCTAAGAACGTGCACTCACACGCTTCCCGCATGAGGTCTTCATCCGTCAGTTTCCTAACGGACACAGAAAATTCTTTCATGTGATAATGAAAATTGTATGTAAAGGGGAAGATATACGGACTCGGAACCAAGCCGAGTTTCAGTTATGATTGCAAAGTTAATAATAATTTATGATTAGACACTAAGGGTGAGACCATTTATTTTGTCTCACCCCCTAATTTTTGATTAGTCTTCCGACGTAACAAAATGTAGTACATTTCAGTTTTTGCATCAGAAGTAATTGGCTTTCCGCAATATAGCCCATATTTCCGATATTCGATTAAAGCCCTTCTAAATTTTGGCTTTTTGAATAATGGATTAAGTGAAGAATAGCCAATTTGTTCAATCAGATCTGCGGTTGGCGTTCTGTTTCCGCAGATCTGATTGAAAATTAGGTCATATTCCAATGGAGCCTCATGTTTTAAGAAGAAGCCTATTCGAGTTTCATCAAACGTCCGCTTCTTTCTTTTTCTTCCGAGACTTTTTGGTTTCTTCTGGCTCTTCGACCGGCGTGTCTTCTCTTTCATCTGATGTTGTTGCTTGTACGGCTATAACACTACGATTCATGGCCTCCAATTCAGCGAGTTCCATGCGTTTTGCGTCTCGTACTCCAGTGTGAATCTTCATTTTTATGTCATATAAGTTATACAAATAGGTACAGTCATTCCGTGATGGTTGCATCGTGTAACTGTGCAGGCTTTCTTTCCGCCATCAATACGGCAACTCCAATAGCAACCATCGGTCATTGGAGCATCATACCCCACAGTATATCTGGGCGCAGTGATATTATTGGGCAATGTAAATACTGTGCCGCTATGAATAGTGCTTAAAGTCCCCTGAATGGAAACAACATTGCCTATTTGACGGGCATACAACGTGGTACTAATTTTGACCCAACCAGTATCTGTTAATTTAGCTTGATAATCTCCAACTCCAGCAGCTCCAATATTATCACGAATTTTCTTTTTAGCATCTTCATCTTTAGCCATATCACTCAAACAGTTAGCCAAAGTGGGATAGCCCGACAAGTCGCTTGAAGTCAATGCCCCAATCTCACTACATAAAGTGTCTTTGCTTTTATTGTCTGTTATAAATTGAGCCAGACCGCCATTTTTAATAGCGAATTTCTGATTGCATTCCGTCTGGGTGTAAACCAACGTTGCATCCACCTTCTCTTTAATAGAAGAGTCAAAAGTGGTTTTCAATACATATTTCTCAGACAATGGCTGACCGTTTTCTTGGATAATGGGGGCGATGTTAACGTAATCAACACCCTCAATTTGAATGGCTCCAAGCAAATTGTAAAGTTTGAAAATGGAGTTTGCCAAATCAGCGTAACCCAAATATGCCATTTCATTGTCAGTTGAATCCTGCCAGCTGATTAGTTTGCGTAAGGACGCATCAGACTTAGGCTTGTTGCTCTTTAATACAATGCCAGTTTCAGCAGATGAATTAAGAGTAAGGCCAGTAAACATATCAACCCACGCATTTTTGCCATTGACACTAATCAACTTTGCACCTTTGCCATTGCCGATCACAGTATTGCGATAATATGTGTTTGCGCCTTTGTAACCAATAAGGTTAATATTCAGTTCACCGTTATCCGCAGCAGTTGAAGTGTTATATAGATTTGTGCTGGAAAAGCCAAGCGACCCCACTGTTGCTTTTGATACATTAATCGGTTGTGCAAATGTAATCAACGTATCTGTCAATGTTGCCAATAGTGCGGAATTCTTGTAAAACAGAAAACCACCACTACCATGAGAAGCAACCATTCGATATTTTGTGGCACCATTATCAACAACCGATTCAACAACCATATTGGAGCCGTCATAATACATCTGGGCATTACCACCCAGTGTCGCCAATGCAATCTTATTTCTTGCCTTTACATCTCCTGTCGCTTCAAGATTCTCAACCAATAATGTACCCTTGGCAGACTGTGAAGTGGCCGATGCTTCTCTTAGGACAGCATATTTTCCAAACCAAGCGTCTTTCAACCGAAGCCCACCAGCAGAGGTAATGCGAATACTTTGTGGGATGCTATCGGTTAGCCCTGTAATGGTTGTAGGAACCACAGAACCAATTGCGCAACCCCATATATTTCGACCCACCTTCTCGCCTCCAGACTGATATGGGATATTTTCAGTCGAATTAACTTCATAGATGAACTGAGGCCACGATTGAATATCGGTAGCCCCTGTGAATGAGCGGAGCTTGCCATTCAAATATACTATACCCGGTGTTATTGTTGACCCCGAAACTTCACAGCCTGAAACTATGAAATTGTCGCAACCATCAAAAATAGAGCATATTGCTAATGCCAATTCTTGAAGGTTGAGCACATCATCGACATAAGTGAAGCGTCCACCGGTTTGCGAGCTAAACTCTTTCATTAATTGAATATGATTTTATATGTTTTTCCGGAGATTCGATATTTGTCCACATAATGAGTTAACATAGCAAGAAACTCTTTCTCAGTTATACCATCTCGCAACAATTGAGAAGTGTCGTCTTTCCATAATGCAGGGCAACAGACTAAAAAGCTATAGGCTGCGCCTTCAGTTAACTCATTGCTATGATAAAGTTGTGCAGTGTTTTCAGCCTCAGCTTCTGGTCCTTGATATAGAATGAATTGCTCTGAATCTGGAATGTCCGAAGCCGCTTGGTTGAATATAGGTGTGCCTATTTTCTCTCCATTTTTAATAGTAATCCGTTGAGTGGAATCTGCAAAATATTTTTGAAACTTTCGATTCAAAAACCACTCCAACTTGAAAATTTGAGAAGTCATTGCGGCTTCAATCTTTGTTTCTTTGGCCCAACTCACAAATCTGTCATTCACATGTTGCAAGGGCTTCATACAAGATTGCAAAAACAATATCAATCGCCTGCCTCCAAGATAATATGGAACCAATTGATTAATTATTCTGTCGAAATTTATCGCATATCTCATTCGCCTTCAATTTTCAAAACGATTGCAGATTTCCAAGTAGGCAAAGTCTCTTCTAAATCTGTGCCGGTACTTTCCTTGACATACCCGCTATTCGGTACAAAGAAACGCTCTACACGTTCCTCATAAGAGATTACAGAACCATCATTTGCTGTTATGCGAGGAATTAGATTGTTGTCATCATCATACTGAGCGACAAAGATGCCTTGCCGATCAGTAGCAGAATTGTCAATATAGACATCCACAACATGCTCCGCCTTCTGGATTGCATCAATAACTTTTTGGGCGTAAATAACACCGTTAAAGTCCAAGTTTGCAATAAAATCATTCAAAGCATTTTCGATATTGCTATATACCTCTTCCGCTGGAACCGCCCCATCATAGTACACTGTCACTCGTGGAATCAGCACATCACCTTTTCGACTTACCATTACAAAATGAGTGCCTGCGAATGCAATCTGACGTAGATATGCGCGAGCTGCGAGTAGTTCGTCATCCGACAATCTTTCATAATGACCCGGTTCGCCCTTCGCAACTTTCAGCAACAATTCTTTGTCCTTAAACCCAACTTCCTCGTTTTCAGAATATGCCACTTTGGTGATTATACGTTTTGAAGTGTCAACAGTCGGGTAAGAAAACTGTGTACCTTCTTCATTCATCATCAGCTCATCTCCATGCTGATATTTCAACATAGCATTGGCGTAATAAGCTGGAGTTCCATTGATGCGGTTTTGGAGTTCTTTGGCTAAGTCAACTTTAAATACATCAAGAATGTTCTCAAAAGTCCAAATACAAGCCGACGTAACCCAAGTAAAAGCATCAAGAATAGACATCTTGGAGCTATTCTGAAATTCAGTCAATTGAAGATATTGGTCGCGACAGCCTTTGGCTACGCTATATATTTCAGTCAGTGTTCTTGCCATTATTCTGCTGTATAAATATTGTCATTGATATGGAAAACCCATTTGTTAGGCTCATTCCATTCAGGCTCACCGATGATAGTTTCTATCGCCTGCATACCTCTCTCGGTAGGTTCGGTATCAAGCCAGACTTCACAAGCGCGACGATTCTGGTGATTGCTCACCAAATTCTCAAGATAATCATCGAGAACATCTACTGTCTGAAATTTTACGCCCAGCAGATTTAGCTGCGACAGTTCCATATCGTAGATTGGTTTCAAATCAAGCACTAACATTCGTTGCAAGTCAACCAAATAAGTGCCTTTGAACAAGAATAGTCCCTCTAAATAGTTGTCGTTTGACTGAGAGATGTACTCATCTACCGTCAATGGTTGCGTCAAATACATCTCTCCTTCCATATTGGTTGTATCGAGACGCATTATGTCAAATTCGCCATATATGCGGATTCTGCGAACATCTACTTGATTGTCGAAATAATGTTCTATGATCTGTTGTGTATGAGTTAGAACAACAACCTCCAATAAAGAATTGTCTCCCCAGTCTATAATCATTTGGCCTTCGCCAGAAACTGAGAACATAAAACTATCCAGTTCTGCCGGTGTTTTGACAATCATTCTCAATGGCGCATCCGGATGCTTGAAATAGACTTGACGTTCACTATTGACAGGCACGATATTGTTGTCATTTAGCTGATTGACTATACTTGGATTGATAATAAAGGTGTCGTGATACTCCAACTCCATGCCAGCAATCAGTTCTGTATTCATATTTAAGTTGGGGTTGGAAATCAGCAAGTCAAACAACCCTTCAACTGTACCATATAAATGTAGCGCAATATCATAGAGATTCTGCGATCCTTTTACTTTATACTTTGCCATTTGAATCTACTAACGATGTGTCAAGTTCAAGATACAATTTCCGTTGCTCGTGGTCATATTCCGCACTGATTACCGGTGTACCATCATTTGAAAATTCACTCTGAAGTACTTCCGCAAGGCCAGCTACATCAATCTTGCTGTTGGCCCAACGAATCAAGCCAACTCCAAGCAGCGGATAACGATAATTATTGCTTGGCACACAAGCCAACATCATATTCTTATTTTGTGTATTTGCATTGATGATATTGAAGTCTGATTCATTGCCTGAATACAACGTCACCAGTCCACAATCAAATGTGCAATAAAATCGGTCTTCTGAGATTATGATCAGCTCTGAGGCATAAATATTGGCAGTTTCTTGCCCATATATACCCGCCTGCACCAAGAACCATTCTGTACCATCTACAGGGTTGGTAATATATGTATCATGCTCACTACCATACTCTCGTTTGAAACGTAGCTTAAACTCCTTGTAAATAGGAGTGTATGGAATAACGATATAAACCCCCTTTGTCTTGATGGATTCCTCTGATTGTGTAGCTGGAATGGTCACTTCACCATACAAGTATCGCTGCTCCATATTTGCGGGCTGATCAACCCATTTGAAATCTCGAAGCACTGTCCGGTTCTTAGCTGGTAAAGTGATGTCACCAGTATTTATATGTATTTCAATGTCTTTTCTCATTATTAGGCTTTTTCAAGTGAACATTCATAATTTACCAAAGTATATCTGAAGCCATCTTTTTTAGAAATCATTAAGGTGATACAACAGGGAGCGATTTGACGAACTCCTTGCGACCCTCCATATTGCATCTGATAAGTACAATCTTTATAAACATATCTGGATGTCGCTATTGGATAATCGCTTTTAGATCCTGTGCCGTTGTATATGTCTTTGAGAATCACAAATTGTGAACCGGGACGCAGCATTATGGTTACAATTGCCACAAAATCATCTGGAAGATTATTATAATAACCAAATTGTCTTGCTACGGATGCTTCTTGAGGCAATGTCATATTCGTTGCAGTAGGCGCATACAACAATATTAGATTATTTTGAGAAAAATCCAAAGAATATGTACCAGAACTATCAAATGTTAAAAATGTGGCTCCTGTTGTAACAAACGCTGGTGCCAACAATGCAGCATTGGAAGAAATACCATAATTTTTAGTGCCTCCTGTAACATCAATAAAAAGTCCATAATTCGCTTGGTCAAATCCATAACTTCCCATAGTATTAGGAGCATTATTAACAATACGTCCTACAGCTGTAAAGGCACCACCAGCAGATCCGGGAATAACATCATTGCCGAACATCACATAGCCCTTATTCCCGCCGACTTTCAAGAAATCTTTAGAAATCGTTAAGTTTGCCCAAGATGCTTGTGGGTTTGATGATGAAGGCTCATCATTTAACGAAGAGTCAACACCAATATAACCATCAGAAATTACAAAGCCAGCGATACTGCCTGAGTCTGCTTCAATACGACCTTTAACGGTCAATTTCCCGTCTTGATCCCACTCAATGTTCTTTGCCGCCAAATAACCAGAACCATCCCGCTTCAAGGCCCATTTACCCTCCACAGAGAAAAGTTCATCTGCATCAATTCTGTCAGCCTTTAATTTACCGGTTGTAATCAAATTAGCATCAATCTTCCCGGTAAAAATTCCATTAGCATCAAAATATGTGCCTTTGGTCATAACGCCGTCCGTACCAGTTACATTGCCCCAAGCAATTTTGACTGTACTATCTAATGTGATGTCGCCATTAGTATTCCAACTGATGTGACCTCCAGCTATTGCGCCAGAACCATCTGCTTCAAGTCTGAACTTATAGCCTCTTAAACCATCTGGCGATAGTGTGATATTGCCAGCTTTCGCAAATTGACCAGACGGTGTGAATTGTGCTCCAGTAAACAAACACTCATTACTAAACCACCATCCACCAATATAACTTATGGAATTTGTTAATTGAAAGGTCATTTTCCCCTCATCATCTTGACCGCGCAATGTTGGTCCTGAAGGTAATATGGCTAAATAAATTCCACCGTGTTTACGGATATGAGAATCAAAATTTGTATATGCTTCTGGCAAATCTGTATTGGATAAAAACAAGCCGGTATATCCAGTGGCAGATACCAAAGCGGCTTTTGAAGTAGCAAAGTGGTTGCTATTTAGTTTCCAACCAGCAATAGTGCCGCCGTCTTTTGTGAAATGAAGCAAGCCTCCGACAAAGCTAATTTCTCCATCTGTATCTATATACCAATTCCTACCACGAATACCGGCTGTGCCAATTGTTATAAAGCCATCAGCTGAAGTGGTCTGTTTGGCAGTGTTGTTTTTGGCACCAAGATATAAGGCATTATTGTCAAAATTCCAGCCAGCAATTCTGTTTTGACTACCTAACGAGAATACTTTCTTGTCATCGTCAATATTCGCTGTGGTGCCACAAGGTAGCCAACCTTCCAGACCATAAGAATTGCCATTGGTATAAAACATTGCCACACCACCATATACCTTCACGAATTGATGGAATTGGTCAACGGTTGGCTCTATATAATACACCAAAGTTGACGCATTGTAGATACCTATATATCTACTGACAGAATCAATAAGTATGGATGGTGCTCGCAGTGAGTGTTCTCCAATCTTCCAACCGCCTATTTCTCCTGATGTAGACTTAATAACGCCTTCAAAATCAGCATCACCATTACTATAGAAATTGACCTTTCCACTGGCAAAAGATGCGGAGCCATCTTTGTTCAACTGCCAAGCCATTGTATTGTCTGGTGCTGAAATAATGGTACCTTCTGAAAGAATTTTCAAATATCCATCAGCAGTCTGTATGCCGCCATTATTAATCTGCCACCCCCCAATTACTCCACCAGTTTCTGTCAACTGAAAAATGATGTCATCATTTTTGTAGCCATATAGACCGGTACTGCCATTGTTGCCAAAAGATGGGCCCATATAGACACCAGTAATCTGACCGTCTGCATTTTTCGTACCCGCAAATATCTTAGGCGTAATGACCCATTTGCCTGTAATCTCAGTATATGTGCCGTTCCAATCAAGAATCCAATCTAACATAGATGTTTCTCGGACAACAGTATATGAGAATGTGGCGGTAGTGACAAATTCATCGCCAACCTTGATTTGAAGCTGGAAGTTACCAGTCAAATCAGTGGTGGGAATTGTCAGAATTTTGATGCGCCATGTTGTTGTATCAACCTTGGTTATCTCGGCTGTTGCGGCATTTGACGTACTCAAAATAATGGGTTTGTCAAATGCCATCGCTGTTTCTCCGCGAATTACTCGAATGTCAGAATAAGCATAATCCAGCTTGGGATTCTGTCCATTATAGTCGGCATTTATAACGCACGAACTCGGTGAGAGCGATACTGAAAAAGCATCGTTCACCGAGTTCAATGTTATCATTCCTTGTGCGATTGTAGCCATTCTTCGTGTTTATGAAGAATAGTACAAGCTCCAAGTATGGGTTAAGTATTACCGCTTACATTCAAGATATTCCTTGGCCAATTCCTTAGCGTGATTTCTCCACGCCTGCAATTCAAGTGCTTCGTTACGATATTCCTTTGCTTTATCTTCCGGAACTGAAGTAGCATCAAGCATTAGCTGCATCATATTAGAATTAATAGCCTCAATCTGGTCTGAACTATATTTTGCGTAAATAATAGCAGTCACAATTGCGCCATAGTTCCATACTCCTAATCCAAGAGTTGCGCTGACCCATTCAAATGAGCCATCTTCTTTCTCTTGAACATCGAAATTAATTGTCCTCTGTTTAATTCCAACTACCTTAACGAAGGTCACTGCTTCCGGTTTCGTAGTTCCAGTTTGGATATTCATATCTAAGTTCCTCCTTGCGTATTAATTGTTGTTGATAGTCATATTTTCGCTTAATTCTTACAAATCCCATATCAGAGTTTAATACACAAACCTTGCGAATGTCTTCAAGATAGGGTTTATAGAGTTTTGAGCGCATCTGAAATGAACGATGATGAACTGAGAAACCAATGTAAGAATTCATTGAAGATACCTCGTTCTGCAATCGCTTCAATTTACTCAAGGTAGCTCCACGATTGGCGATAGAACGACAAAGAGCTGCCAATGTAAAGATTTGATCGTGCATTCCGCCATAAGTACGGCTTGCCAAATATGTTCTATGAGGCATAATTGTTGTTCCCACAAATTTGCAGCCGTGAGATACTTTCTGGAGATAGAATTTGTCTCTGTGCAAAGTCAGATGGAGATACAGGCTGAGCCATCTTTCAGCAATGGCTCGGATTTTCAAGATTGCTTCTTTACTACCTACGATAGTGAAATCATCGACAAATCGTTTATAACAACAGCCATATCTCATACACAATTTCAACATTATCGCATCAAAGAACGACAAGTAGAAGTTTGCACACAATTGACTGAGAATGTTCCCGATCGCCATACCAAAGTGTCTCGGTCTATTAAACATAGACTTGTGAAATGGTAGGAAATCCCACATGCGGATGTCCGATTTCCTAATGCAATCATCCTGAGGGCAATGAAATACTTGCTGTTTCGTCAATCTAAGCAAGACATCAAGATCCTTCTCGTGATAATTCTCCTTGATAAATGGCTCCAGTAAGGCCCAAAGAATATTGCGGTCAATGTGCATAAAGAAAGCCTTAATGTCAAATCTTCCGACATGGACATCATCTTTCGTCCACATATCACTCATATACTCCATATCAACTTTAAGGGCTTGTGCTGCTCTTAAAGTCCCGAAGCCTTTCCTGCAATTAAAAGATACGTTGTGCTGTAAGAAAAAGCGGGTTTCAAATAGAGGGTTCAGCCTTAGACAAATCCAATGCTGAACAACCCTATCACGAAACGCTGCTGCAAAGATTTCCCTGAATGATGGGAACTTTACGATGAAGCATGTTGATGTAGTGGGTTTGTAGTCTCCGTAGTATATCTCATACATAAGATTCCACAATTCCCAGTTCTCAATCATGCGCCATTCTTCACATTGAGAAGTAGAATATTTATTGGCACAACAATCATCTTTGGCAACCACCCAACCTTCCTTAATCTCCGCATCTAATGCGACAACTGCACGAACCCGGTTACTGTTGTACTTGTTGTTGTTGTTCGTGTTGCCATCCGAGAAGTTGACGTTCCATGCGTTGTTGCGACTGTTCTCAGATGCGCTACGCGCAGTCATGTGGCTAATTTTCGTCGTAACAAAGTCCTGATTTCTCAGTAACTCTGTGCCACACCCATTCAATGATAAGAGATTATTAATATCCACAACCTTAGTTATGTAATATGAAGCACTGCGACAACTTTATCGCCCAAGCCATGCGTCTATTTGGACGCTGATTTGGTTCACTAAGTCAACAAACTCACCCTCATGTCGTGGCGAAACTACAGGAATCAAGTCTCCCTTATGATTAGTAAACCTCACCTTTTTAAAGACGCGCACCATTGTTTTCAATGATGTCAAGCGTAGGTGTAGGTTTCCATGACATTCTTTACGAGCGGTAATATATGTTGCTGAATTTCTGTCAAGTCCATAAGCAATTGAAATGATGTCCAAACAATCATTTACATTACTTATAAACTTACCTCCCAAAACTTGATAGGGAGTCGATTTCGGGAGACGACTAATCATCGGAATTGAAAGAATCATAAGTCGTTCCGTCAATCTATATACAGGAGTTTGTGAAGATTGGTGTTTCATACCAAAGATAATATGTTGTGTGCCAACGATTTGCAAAACAATATAGATATTCCGGTATTTATAGCCCGGCTCTGGAAGGAGCCGGGCGTACCGATTTCAAAATGCGACAACTGCACGAACCCGGCTACTGCCGTACTTGCTGCCGCCGTACGTGCTGCCATCCGAGAAGTAGACGTACCATGCGTAGTAGCGACTGAGCTCAGATGCGCTCCAGTACCAAGTGTTCGTGAATGCTGTAAAAACTCCATCCACTCGTCCCTGAGCGAAGATCGCGCCTTCATCGCCAACTTCGTAACCACAGCGATGGAACCAGCACAAACGAGCTAAGTCGCCTTCACAGGGTAATGACCACTTACCGGCTAAGAATAGTGGAGAAAGCTCCTCGTCGGTTTTAACCGCAGGCTGATAACTGTGACAAAGTGAAGCCGCTGGGTAATAAAATTGACGGTATTTTGCAGCACCCAAATCGTTAACAATATTTAACATCAACTGATTAAGGTGCTCCATTTCAGTCATTTTGTCACCCACATAAGGCACTGGAAGGTTCACCGCAGAGTCATTCAATATGATGTTGCGGTGCTCAATAATTTGTAAAGTTTTCAATAAACTTTTTGAAATTATTTCACCCTCCTTATACCCAGCGATAGGAGATCGAAGCTCTTGAAAGCCCATATCGCCCATTGCTGTAGTAGGACTCATTATCTTAAATCCATCTTCATCACCGTATTCTTCATCGCGAAATGTTTCAGCTGTGATATACGCATTATCCTTACCATCCAATGTCGTTAAGCCACGACTGGTGATATTTTGAATTGTAGGTATGTCATAAACATCATAATTCAATGTATCGTCCAGTTCTATATCTCGAATATTGTAATTCAAGTCATTTGCGCTACCTTCTATCCAGTTCTGATCAGTGGTTGTATTGTTGAAATACAATCCCCACTGAATACCAGTTGACACATCTGATAATGCAACGGCCAAACGGTTTTGCGGATTTTTCCTGTCAATATAGAAGCAAATACCTACTACTGTCTTAGAACGATCCAGCACATTAGAGTATGAACCGTCAGCAAATACATAATCACCTAATTTACAAGACCTATGATAGAAACCTACGGTCACAGTATCAGAAACCTCTGTTCCATCTGTCAAAGTAACGGTCACTGTGATTTGAGCGATGGGCTCTTGCTCCTCAGTGCCAACTTTCGTAACTGTAACTATACCAGTCTTGGAGTCAATTGTAGCATAACCATTATTTGTCATCGCCCAACGAATTGCTGAGAATTTGTTGGCATTATTGGAATTTGGCTGTACCTTCAATTGATAAGTGCCTGTCTTATCGAAGTATTTCTGACCGACAACGCTAACATTCTGTAAAGGACGCTGAGTGTATTTCAGCCGTAGCTTGTTGTTTTCTTTATCAACATCGCCCCATTTTGCCAAAATCTTTTGTTTCATCTCAAAAGTCAAGTTATGGCTTGAGTTGATTTCAATATAGCCTTCCAAATCAGAATCTATATCCACCAGTTTCATCAAGTTGTTGATAGAGAAGTTGGTCCAGTTAATGTTGTCAATCTTGCAACTGCTTAACTGAGAACCATCCTCAGTCAACAAACTGGTTATCAGTTGCTGGCTGTTCAGATTTGGACAATTATGGAACGTCAGAGTCTGAATATGCGCAACTCCTTCAATCTCAAAATTTTCAGTATCGAGATTGGTGTAATTTTCCATTGATAAGGCAGTCAATGTTGCAGGCAAAGACAATTTGGTAATCTTAGTCGGATCGCCAACCATAAACTGTGTGATAGAAGTCCCCCAAGCATCTAATGACTCTAAGCGTGTTTGTGCAGAGAAATCCAAAGCACCGGTTACAGAAACTCGATTCCGCAAATCAATCTTACGCAACATTGGTGCAGTGGCAGTAACTTTGGGAGGTCTAAATTCTGCTGGCATAGCAGAGGCGACAAATTCTGTCAATCGTTCACCGGCTATACCAAAGGCCTCACCCTGAAGCGGTTTATTACCAAATTCACCAATATTGGTGTAGTAGTCAATGCCATGTAGCTGAATGTTGGTATTGCCATCAGAAGGAATACCGGCAAGCCTAAAGACCTCGCCAGCCTTAACACGAACAGGACGCGAATTTCCTGTACCAAAGTATGTTGACGAACCTGAGCTTGCTGCCGGATAGAGCCACAATGCTGGAGTCAGATCGAAATCGTATGTTGGGTTTTCGCCACTCAACATCTTTACAGAACGGAATGTCAACGAGCCTTGTCCATTCATCGAGAATTGTCCGTAGGAAGCATACGATGAAATATAGATTAGACGTTGACGCATCCATTCCAGCTCATTCTCCAACTGAGAGCCGAGTGACTGGGCAAGCGGATGAACTGAAGCCACATATTTGCCCTGTTGCCATGCAATAGCTGCTGTCTCGTAACGAATTCGAGCTGTCTCATTGTATGCTACAGCTGGAATTGAACGAGCAATGCGGTAGTAATAGTTCTCCATGAATTGCATCAATGGGTCACTATTCGCCTCCATAATTGCGCCTTGCTGAGAGGCCAATGATGCCATCGCTGTCAGTATCGAGCGCATCATTGAGCGCATTTCATCAGGGAAAGCCAACTCAAACAAGTCATACATAGCATTTTCTTCACCATTCCAGTAAGGCATATTGTCTGCGTTACGGTCGTGTGTTTCAATGTAGTACGGTTTGTTCAAACGCCCCTCATTATCTGTTTTCTTGATGGAGTCAAGGTCATCTTGGGCAAAGTGGATGACAATGCGGCCCTCGTAATAATCCAAATACAAGTATGTATTTTTAGCTCGGTTGTCAGTTGCCGCAATCAAGAGCACAAAGCATAGATGATATAGAGCATCGTCACGCTTAAAATACAGATGAGCATTATTTCTGAATCGTTGCACACGAGCAGTCTTGAATTGCTCATTAACCGTTTCCCATACATTCGATACCGGAGTGACCCCCAAGTCAGTAACCATATTAAGTTTTGCATACTGACCATCGCCCAATTTGTTAACGCCAGCATCAACCCATTGCCCTGTCAACACATCATAACGGAATAGGTCATATTGCGCAGCTCCATCCCCAGACTGTGTTACCCAATAAAAATGCTGGTTATTAACTGACTGAGATTTTTGAAGTTCAGACAGTTTGCCAACAAACGGATGGATATGAGGTGAATTCAGATATACAAAGTTGAAAGCACTGCGGAAATAGCTTACGTTATCGGCCGAACCGAGACAGATTTCCCATTGTTTACCACCATTGAACATATAGATTTCACCATCTTCATCTGGCTGGATGTCATCATTCCAAGGGATGCGGTGATTGGTCAGAGGCTGACCGTTGTCGCAACCCTCAAGCATCAAATAATGGGGAAACTTATCCATATCACAGGCAAAAGTTGGCTTATCACCCTTACACGGACCAAATGT